CGCGTGCATATCGTCGCACCTGGGCAGCTGTCCAGGGGACAGGGCCACCTGGTGGGGGGAATGGCCAGGTTTTCATTTGGTCAGCTTCTCTGCGCGGGTTACATCCTGGATCTGTGCGAGTGCTTCGAGTGCTGCCCCTCTACGCTGTCGGGTGTTCATTGCAGCGCTGTCGCTGTCGGCTATCGCCACCAGGGCAGCGGTGGCCTGTCCCAGGGCACGCTGCAGATCAGCGATACGGGCAAACTGTCGGGCAGTGCCGGTGAACCCCTCAGAGTAGGCCAGGGCTTCGGCTTCGGTGGCGGTCAGGTTTTCAAGACAGATCATTTTCGATTCTCCACGTAAAGGGCAGCGGCTTCGTCAGCATCGCGCCCGGTTAAAAAATAGTGAGTTGCGGTAGTCCAGTCGATGCGCCCGGCCATATGGGGAGCCAGCGCCAGCACGGCATCCATGAATGCGCCCATCCATTGGGCCCGGAAATGTTCTTTTACTCGCATATAAAATTCTGTAGGTTAGCGCCCATGGTTGACCCTGGACCGGTTTGAAATGCTGCCCAGTGGGCGTGCCAGATGGTGATCAGGGTGACAGGTCTGCCCCGGTGGGTTCCCCTGGTGCCAGGTGCTGGCCAGGATGCCCTGTCAGGGTATCGGTCAGGTTCTGGATTGTGGGTGTACCCTGGTGCGGGTTTATTCTCGAATATCGGGTTCATGCTGGCACCACCATTAAACGAATGACTTTGGCCATCTTCTGGCCATGTGCCGGGTAGCAGATCAGGGGGATTGATTTGTCCCAGCAAGCCCGGCACCCGCTGCATTTGCCGCCGTGTTCATAAGCCCTGCAGAGCGATGCACCTGGGTGATCTTGAAATGTATCGGCGCTGGGTCCAATGACTGACCCGTGAAGGCCGGGGATGTATTCACCGGTGATGCTGTCAGCAGAGAATCGAACACTCACATTGTCCAGGGCCTGCATGCTGCGCAGAACCTGCAGGAACTTGGGGAACTTGTGCATGCGAGTGGGGAGCCAGTGGCGGCACCATGGGGTGCGCTGCATGACCTCGAGCACTTTTTCAGCCAAGGCAACAGAGTAAAGATCCCCGCTGTCAAGCCAGCGGAAATAGCGGTCTCGCTCGAGTTCCGCCACCATCTCATCGCACCATTCGATGCGGGTCCAGTCAGTACGATTAAATTCCCTGGGTGCTTTCACGTTCGGGTAACGGTAGTTGCCGGTGGTGGCGTAACAGCCCTTACAAGCATCTACCAGCACGCCAGGGGACTCGATCGAGCCAGGGCAGGTGTCCAGGGCTTGCAAAGACCAAGAGCGGATTCCATCGAGTTTTGAGGTGACAGATATTTTTGGCATGAATCAAGCCCTCAAAAGCTGAGTGATACCCGCGACAAGTGAGTCCAGGTCCTTAGCCCACAAATTGCGGCCGCCGGTGTAATCCTTCATGTGTTCGGCCGTGCGGTACAAATACCCGCCACCCAGCACTTCGGTGTTCACGTACACAATGGCGGCACCCAGCGAAATAAACCCGCTGCAGCCTCGTTTGTCGCCGTTGACTGCGATATTTTTGAGTGCCACCTGATGCACGGATGAAAAGCGATTTTTGAGTTTGGTTGACAGAATTAACATGGTTTAAACCCTTGCAAGATTTAGAGCAGTTCGGGCGGCTTCGAGTGCTGCAGGTGCATCAGCCTGATGATGAGTGGCGGCTTCGGTAAGTTGCTGCAACGCGTGAAGCAGGGCAGGGGCTGCGTTGCTTAATTGCGGCTCATGCCATACCCGAATCAGCGCTGCGGCCTGAGTGTGATAGTTTGCGTCAGTAAGGGCTTCGATCATTGCAGCGAAAATACGATCACCGTCCCAGTTTAAAGATTTTGCAACAAGTGGCCCAATTTGATCAGGGGTCAAGTTTTTGATTGTCTGTTTCATTTGGTTTCTTTCGGTTACAGGTTACGGGTTACAGGAACAGGGCACCCAGCGAGTGCAGCACCAGGGCAGCGAGTGCCAAGCCAATGATGACGGCTAGGGAGATATCGGCGATTGTGGTTTTCATGGTTTGGCTTTCAATGGTTACAGGTTGCAGGTGGCACCAGGTGATCACCTGGTGCTAGGGGATCAGCAAATGAATTCTGGGTGACGCTGGCATTTGATGTCGGCAGCGATGCGAGACAATTCGATTTTGCTTTTGTTGGTGCGTGCTGAACGGATCAGGGCAGAGATGGCACGGGCACAAAAATCAAGACCCAGGCCAGCGGCGTGCATTGATTTGATTTTCTGGATCTCGCGGGTTTCAGATTTGTTCATGGTGGTTACTCTTACGATTACATGGCGATGTTGCCATGGGTGAATCATAACATAGATCTGACCCAATGGGTCAACTACTCAACGAATAAATCTTCTAGGTGCTTTCCCTAACCCTCTGGGTATCCCTTGCTTTACTGCGTCACTTGTGACTTGTGGAAGGTAGAAGGATTCTGGATTTTCAAAACAGCTAGTATTACTTTCAAAAATCGTCAATCCTCCCCCTCGCCTGCGCGATGTCACCTGCGTACCACTTGACCCCCTTTTTCGGGGTTTTTCGGGTGTCAGGTATTACTTTTGACCCAGCGGGTCACCAGTCACCCAGTGGGTGAAATGACCCAGCGGGTGACACCTGGTGCGCCCTGATTCCCTGACCCAATGGGCCACAATGACCCACTGCACCACCTAACCCAGCGGGTTGACCTAGTACGCTGGGTCACCTGGTGGCGCTGCCCTGGTGCCGCGCTGCGCTGATCCGGTGGTGCTGGTGCCGCGATGCGGTGGTGCCCGAGGCCACCCGGGCAGGGCCGACGAGGCCAGGGTCACGGCTACGGAGGGGCCGCGAACAATTTTATTTTTTAAATCTTTTATCCAAATGACCCAGCGGGTTCACATACTTCTCAGTACCACTTGCCACACGTATTTCCATTTCCCCAAGCATGTGATAGCATCAACACCACTATGGACACATCACAACTTGATCCCGTAGGCGCAGATGTCACACCAAGTGCCAACCTCGAACTACCAGACTGGCTAGACCCTGCGCCCCGCACCTTGGCCAAATCCCCGCCCGAGGTGAAGTCCCTCGTACTGGCGCAGTACGAACACATATTCATGCGAGTCATCGACGAGATTGCCCACGGGCAGTCTTTGTCCCAGGTGCTGCGTGACGACCAGCGGGACATCGACTACAACGACTTCTACCGGTGGATCAAGAAAGACCCCGTTCGCAAGCAGCTGTTTGATGAAGCCCAGGAGATGCGCACCGAGTTCATGGCTGGCGAGATCATTGAGATTGCCGATGCCGATGACACGTTGGAGGATGTGAACCGGTCTAAGCTCAAGATCGACACGCGCAAATGGTTGATGGGTGCCCACAACAAGAAGAAGTACGGTGCGACGACCAACATCGAGATGACTGGTGGAATTTCCATCTTGGGTGCCCTGGCTGCGGCCAATGCCCGAGTAATTGACATGGACGATGTGACTGATGTGGAGATGAAAAATGCTTAAGATAATTATTCTTTGTCTGGTTGTACTTGTAGCCGTGTGGATCATTGACTGGATGGTCAGCTGATGCAGACTACCAAGTTCTCCCCTGAAGAAGAGCAGCAGCTCATGGGCCAGATGTGGAGCAGACATCTGGCAGATGACCCCGAGGCGTTCGTGTTCTTCGCGTTCCCTTGGGGTCAGGAGAACACCCCGCTGACTAAGTTCAAAGGACCACGGGCCTGGCAGCGCCGGGTGCTGCGTGAGATTCGTGACCACATCAAAGCGAACCGAGGCCAGCTGGACATGAACGCGCTGAGAAAGGCGATCAGCTCGGGCCGGGGGATCGGGAAGTCAGCACTGGTGAGCTGGCTCATCTTGTGGATGCTGAGTACCCGGATTGGCTCGTCTGTCATTGTCTCGGCTAACAGTGAGAACCAGTTGCGCACGGTTACCTGGGGTGAGCTGACCAAATGGGCCACCATGAGCATCAACTCGCATTGGTGGGAGGTGAGCGCCACACAGCTGGTGCCTGCCGCCTGGCTGACTGACCTTGTCGAGCGTGACCTCAAGAAAGGCACCCGGTACTGGGCCGCTGAGGGCAAGCTGTGGAGCGAGGAGAACCCCGACTCGTATGCCGGTGTCCACAACCACGACGGGATGATGGTGATCTTTGATGAGGCGTCGGGCATACCGGACGCGATCTGGAGCGTGGCGGCGGGCTTCTTTACAGAGAAGATTTTGGACAGGTATTGGTTCGCGTTCAGCAACCCACGGCGTAACACCGGGTACTTCTACGAAGCCATCGAGGGCAACAAGCGGGACTTCTGGGCGTCGGACATCATTGATGCCCGCACGGTGGAGGGCACGGACAAAGGGGTGTACGACCAGATCATCGCCGAGTATGGTGAAGACTCGATCCAAGCCAGGGTCGAGGTCTATGGTGAGTTCCCCGCTGCTGGCGAAGACCAGTTTATCTCCCCACTGGTGGTGGAGGATGCGTTCAAGCGGGAGAAGTACAAGGACATGACCGCACCGGTGGTAATCGGGGTTGACCCGGCCCGTGGCGGCATGGACAGCACCGTGATCTTGGTGCGCCAAGGCCGTGACATTGTGGCCATCAAGCGCCTGAAGGGCGAGGACACCATGAGTGTGGTGGGTCACATTATCGACGCCATTGAGGAGTTCAAGCCTGCGCTGACCGTGATCGACGAGGGTGGCCTGGGCTACGGGATACTTGACAGATTGACTGAGCAGCGGTACAAAGTGCGCGGGGTCAACTTCGGATGGAAGTCAAAGAACCCGGCGATGTGGCAAAACAAACGCAGTGAGATGTGGGGTGCGATGCGCGACTGGCTCAAAACCGCCAGCATCCCGCAGGACCGGCAGCTCAAGAACGACCTGGTTGGTCCGATGCGCAAGTTCAATTCGTCTGGGTCTATTTTGCTTGAGAGCAAAAAGGAAATGAAGTCCCGTGGGTTGGCCTCGCCAGATGCAGCTGACGCACTGGCAGTGACGTTTGCATTCCCCGTGGCGCACCGTGGGGAGTACAATTCCAGAATCGAGCGTCGCGTAGTTAGCGAACGTGGGTCAATGACATCTTCTTGGATGGGGTCTTAATATGCCACTCGTCAAATCAAAATCACCCGAAGCCTTTCGTAAAAACGTAAAGGCCGAAGTCGCCGCTGGCAAACCCGTCAAACAAGCCGTTGCGATCGCATACTCAGTCAAGCGCGAAGCTGCTAAATCCATGCCAAAAGGCAAAAAATGACCCTAAAAGCACTTCAAAACTGCGTAATCATTGAGCGCGATGTCGAAAAACACGCATTTTTAGAGCTTCTTTCGACAGAAAAGCAGGAAACAGGTATAGTCGTGGCTGCTGGGCCTGAGTGCAAAGAGCTGAAGGTCGGCGATCATTTGTATTTTGGCGTGGCGCAAGAATTTACGCACAGCGGCAAGGAATATGTCACTATGCGTGAGCCTCACGTTTTAGGAGTCCTGAATGGCTGACGTTACCGGTATTGTTGCCGCCGCTGCGGTAGCGGAGGGTGGCAAGCCCAAGAAAAGTGCCTCCGACATCTTGGCAACCGCCCGATCACGCCTTGATTTGGCGATTTCGGCGTTGTCTGAAAGCCGTGAAGACGAGATCGACGACCTGAAGTTCTACGCTGGCTCCCCAGACAACCACTGGCAGTGGCCTGCTGACGTTTTGGCAACCCGTGGTGCTGTTCAAGGGCAGACCATCAACGCCCGTCCTTGCCTGACCATCAACAAGCTGCCCCAGCATGTGCGCCAAGTCACAAACGACCAGCGCCAAAACCGCCCAGGTGCCAAAGTCATCCCTGTGGACGACAAGGCCGATGTGCAAGTGGCCGACATTTTCAACGGCATGATCCGGCACATTGAGTACATCTCTGACGCCGACGTAGCCTATGACACCGCCTGTGAGAACCAAGTGTCTTACGGCGAGGGCTATCTGCGCCTGCTGACCGAGTATTGCGACGACAACACATTTGACCAAGACATCAAGATTGGCCGCGTGCGTAACTCGTTTTCGGTCTACATGGACCCAACCATCCAAGACCCTACTGGTGCGGATGCTCAATATTGCTTCATCACCGAAGACATTACCAAAGACGAATACACCCGGTTGTACCCGGACGCAGCCCCTATTACCACTCTCCAGTCGCTGGGCGTGGGCGATCAGTCGATCAGCAACTGGCTCAATGAAGACACCATTCGCATCGCGGACTACTATTACATTGACTACGATCGTACGACACTAAACCTGTACCCCGGCAACGCCACGGCGTTTGAGGGCACAGCCGAGGACAAACAGCTCCGCGCTGTGTACGGCAAGCCAAAACGCACCCGTGAGTCCGATCGCCCGCGGGTGAAGTATTGCAAGATCAACGGATACGAGATTCTTGAAGAGCGTGAGTGGGCTGGCAAGTGGATTCCTGTTGTCCGCATCGTGGGCAATGAGTTTGAAGTCGATGGCCGGTTGTATGTGTCGGGCTTGGTGCGTAACGCCAAGGATGCCCAGCGCATGTACAACTATTGGGTTTCACAAGAAGCCGAGATGCTGGCCTTGGCACCAAAAGCGCCATTTATCGGCTACGGTGGTCAGTTCGAGGGCTACGAGGAAAAGTGGAAAACAGCCAACACCAACAATTGGCCGTACCTGGAGATCAATCCAGACGTCACAGACGGTCAAGGCGCTGTCCTGCCACTACCCCAGCGGGCACAGCCTCCAATGGCCTCCAGCGGCCTCCTGCAAGCCAAGTCGGGCGCGTCTGAAGACATCAAGTCCACGACAGGTCAGTACAACGCATCTTTGGGCATGGGCAGCAACGAGCGCTCAGGCAAAGCCATCCTTGCGCGTCAGCGTGAGGGTGATGTAGGTACTTACCACTACGGTGACAACTTGGCCCGAGGCGTTCGCCACGTGGCCCGTCAACTGGTGGACTTGATCCCCAAGATTTACGACACACAGCGCATCGCCCGGATCATCGGTGAAGACGGCGAGACCAAAATGGTCAAGATCAACCCCGAGCAGGCCGAGCCGGTCAACAAGATCATGGACGAGCAGGGCATCGTGATCGAAAAGATCTACAACCCCGGCGTCGGCAAGTACGACGTTGTGGCGACCACTGGCCCAGGCTACGCGACCAAGCGTCAAGAAGCCTTGGAGGCGATGGCCCAACTGTTGCAGGGCAATCCACAGCTTTGGCAAGTCGCCGGTGACCTGTTCGTCAAGAACATGGACTGGCCTGGCGCTCAAGAGATGGCAAAGCGGTTTAAGAAGACGATTGACCCCAAGCTCATGAGCGACAGCGACGAAAACCCAGAGTTGCAAGCCGCGCAGCAGCAGATGGAGGCAATGGGCCAGGAGATGGAGCAAATGCACCAGATGATCCAGAACGTCGGCAAGTCCATCGAGATGCAGGACATGAAGCGCAAGGACTACGAAGCTGAGATCAAAGCGTATCAGGCTGAGACACAGCGGATCTCTGCTGTGCAGGCCGGTATGACCGAGCAACAGATTCAAGACATTGCTATGGGTGTGGTTGCAGCCGCTATGGAGTCCAATGACCAGATCGGCGGCATTCCTGAGATGCGAGAAGCCCAAGGTATGGAAGCTGAACAGCCTGAAGAAATGATGCAGCCCCCAATGGAAGGAATGCCACAATGAAGCCCGCCGATTTTGTAGGAACACTGTTTTTGGCCCGCGATGTGGCCCACTCAGTGCATCTGAACACCCGCAGCTACTCCAAACACAAGGCCTTGCGGCATTTTTACGACGACATTGTGGAGCTGGCAGACAAATTTGCAGAAGCCTACCAAGGTCGGCATAATCTGATCGGGCCAATCAGCTTGATGAGCGCAACCAAGACCAACAACATTGTTGAGTTCTTGCAAACCTCGATGGCTGAATTGGAAAATTGCCGATATGAAGTCTGCGACAAAACGGACACCCCGATTCAAAACATCATTGATGAAATCATTGGGTTGTACTTGTCAACGCTGTACAAATTGAAGTTCTTGGCATGACTACACCCTACATTTCCCAGACGCAGTACGGCAAGTACGAAGATTTCAATCTTCAGGTTGCCCGTGGTCAGATTCAGGGTCACAGCACCGTAAACATTTACGGTTACCAGCCAGCTATCAGCACCACGTCGGTTCCAGTTTGGGAAAACGTAACTGCGTACACATACCCGGCATCGGCCATTACGATGTATGTGTCCGGCACCAACGGCGACACATGCCGGATCACCGTGGTTGGCCTAAATTCGCTGTATCAGCCAATCAGTGAGACACTGGTAATGACTGGCGCTACGCCCGTTGCCACAACCAAACAATACCTGCGAATCAACAGCATGTTTGTGTCGCCTGACAGCCTGAGCAATCCGGCTGGCGTTGTGTACCTGAAAAACTTGGCTGCAACGGTAACGTATGCCCAGATTGCTACCGGCATTGGCCGCACCCAGATGGCAATCTACACTGTGCCTGCGGGATCGACGTTTTACTTGCAGCGCGTGGCGGTTTACACTTCGCTCAACGGCAACGATTACGTCACATACCAAAACAAGAGCATCAGCCCCACTGGTGTAGTGCAGGTGTCTCAAACAGCCCCGCTTGCTACACTCTACGATGCTCTGCGGATCATGCCCAGGCCATTTCTTGAGAAAACCGACATTCAATTGTTTTGCGCGATCAAGAACGGTACAGGTGCAGTTGCGGTGGCCCAAGAAGGCTATTTGATTAAAAATGACACAGGATACTGATCATGGAACTTTTAAACCCTCTCTCCAGCACTGATTTTCCAGCCAAGACCATCACCTACACCGGCACTGCTGGCGTTACGGGCACATGGAATGCTGGCCCCCAGGGCGTGGTTGTGTGGTCTGATCAGGCTTGCTACATCCAGGTGGGCGAAGGCGTCACAGCCACCACTGCATGCACCCCGATCCCACCGTTTACACCGATCCCGTTTAAAGTGCCCCAAGGCAGCGGCGGTCAGTGGCGAGTAAGTGCCATCCAGATTTCTACTGGCGGTACAATCTACTGCAAACCGATCAATATCCAATGAGCTTTTTTGGCATTCCAGTTCGCAACGGCATTGCCATTGGGCTTGGCAGTGTCATGTCGTTGCTGTCTGGCTATGCCAGCGCAACAGTTCAGGGTAATCTTTTAACCGAGATCGGCGACAACCTCGTACAAGAGGATGGTGGCTTGATTCTTCTGGAGTGACCTAAATGGCAGTCAATCTTTCACCTGTTGCTGGCGCTGGTTGGCAGTTTTTTGGCAACAATGGCGTCATTTTGTCAGGCGGCAAGCTGTACACGTATCAAGCTGGCACGACCACACCCGCTGCTACATTTACCACCATTGCTGGCAATGTAGCCCACACCAACCCAATCATTTTGGATTCTGCTGGACGAGTGCCAAGCGGTGAAATTTGGTTGACTGGAACAACGCAATATAAATTTGGGTTGTACACAGCCTTAAATGTACTGATTGCCACTTATGACAATATTTGGGGCATTGGCGCAGCAGGCGGCACAGCGGTTCAAGTTCCGGTAATTTTTAATACTACTGGCACTGGCTCAAACACCACATTTGCACTAGGTGCTGTGCCAACTAGCGAAAACACCACCAATGTGTACATCAATGGTGTGTACCAGCAAAAGAACACATATTTATTGTCTGGCGCAAACTTAGTGTTTTCCGAAGCACCTCCAATTACTTCGTCAATCGAAGTCAGTTACGTTTAAGGATTCATCATGGCCGATAAAAAGATTTCCGCGCTGACTGGCGCAACGACTCCACTTGCTGGCACAGAAGTATTGCCAATTGTGCAGGGCGGCGCTACGGTAAACGTGTCTGTTGCAAACTTGACCGCTGGCCGTGCAGTTGCGATGGCTGGTGGGTCGTTTACTGACAACATCACGCAAAGCACAGCAGCCAAAGGCATCAACTTCACCGCCAACACCCCCGCAGCGGGGATGACGAGCCAGTTGCTTAATGCGTATGAGGAGGGTACTTTTAACGCAACAGTTACATCTGGCGCAGGCTTAATCACTTCTTATACCGCAGCGGGCACGTACGTTAAAGTTGGCAAAGAAATCACAGTTCAAATTGCCATCAACATAACTAATGCTGGTACTGCAAGCGGTTTGCTGGTCTTTGCAAATTTACCCTTCACATCGCAAAACGTGTCAGGCTCTGCTTATGTAGGCAGAACAAGGGAAAGCAATGTAAGCGGCGCAGCGTTCGATTTTCTCATAGATTCAAACGCCACAACAGGTCTTATTCTTTCAAGCGTTTGGGCATCTGGTCAGTTGTATTCGTTAACCGCCACATACATTACCGCCTAAGGAGTCACGATGTCTTTGACTAAAGCCAGTTTTTCAATGATTCAAGGCATGATGGGAAATGTCTTAGATTACGGCGCTGACCCGACTGGTGTTGCAGACAGCGCACCCGCGATCAATGCTGCAATTGCGGCAAGACGTTTTGTTTATTTTCCCGCTGGAACATATTTGGTTAATGCGCCAGTTGATTTGAAATCATACGCTGCGGCTGGTCTTTATGGCGTGGCCTATCAGCAAGTGACAATCAAAGCTGGCGCTGCAATGACTAGCGTGATTAACTTGTATGATACTGTTGACGTATACGAAGGTGTTTCAGAATACCCAATTCAAAACATCAAAATTGATGGCAACAATTTAGCCACTTATGGCATCCATGTTCGTTATCGTCATTTGGTAGATGTGCAAAACGTCTACATTGACAATTGCACCACGGCTGTTTGGGCGGCTGATGCTTGGATTTGTTCTTATACCAATCTTCGCAGTCATACAAACACAAACGGCATCCATCTTGAAGGTGCAAACCATAACACCGTTTTCAATAACTGCCATATTTTTCAAGCCAGTGGAGTTCCTTTGTATGTAGGTGGGACAAACCGACTTGACGGAAACAGCGACATTACTTTTAACAATTTGTTAATTGACAACTGCAATACCACTCAAATTGTTGTTGAAATGGGCATCAACACGAACGTGGTCACGTTCAACAGTGGCTACATGGGTGAGTTTGCTGCCAACACGCTTGGCACTGCCGCATTTGTTAAAGTTATTTCAGGCAAAGCCGTTTTTAATGGCACTGAGATTTTTTGCCAAGACACAGCCGTTCCTCCTGAAACTGATGGCGGCATGGCGTTGTTTTGGAGAGCAAACGGCGAGGCAATTTTTCAGGATTGCAGCATCGCTTTGTATTCGTATGAATACCTATATCACCAAAGCTCGAACAACGTTGGCGGCCTGACGATTCAGGATTGCACAGTCATCAATGGAACTACTTACGGGCAAGAGTTGATTTCTGGCCTCTACAACCTGTTTCCTGTCAAAAACTACGCCTATAAACTTACACCAAAGCACTTCGGTCGTGATCTGACGTACACCACATCTGGCGGAACGTTTGTGCAAACATTTCCGGATACTGAAGCCCAAAAAGTTGAAGCTACTGTTGCGGGTGGGTACGCGAGCTTGTCTTTTGCCACAAATACGATGCCAAACAACGCCGGATACTTTTTGGTGATCCTGGAGTATTCGTCAAACATCAACAGCTTGCTGCGGTTTACCAACGTACCGCTTGGAGTGCCGATCTGGGACGCCATTCCGATCATCCCAACAACTGCAAACACGCGATCCACACTGGTGCAGCTTGTTCAAAACCCACTGTCTTTCAGCAACACGCCAGCAACGCTTGAACTGACAAAACAAGCAGCAAACACATGGAGCATTGGCGATTTCCTGCACGTCTGGAAGTTTTCCATTCTTCCGATCAATGAGATCAATTACTCTCGTTTAAACTTTGAATTTTGACGCATCTTGACAAGCGACTTCTTAGCGCATAATCTAAGAACTGTACCGGCCCAGTAGACCGGGGAATCGAAGGATTCATTGAAATGACTGAAGAAGTCCAAGCCCTAGCGGAAGTAGACTCCGCGCCAACCACGGATGTGACGGCCACACCTGAAGTTGCTGATAGTACGCCGGAAGTAGCTGAAACACAGCCCAGCAAGACATTCTCGCAAGAGGAACTTGACGCTGCAATCGGCAAACGCCTTGCAAGAGAGCAACGTAAGTGGGAACGAGAGCAAGCAAACAGACAAGCGGAAACGCAAGTCTTAAGAGCCGCGCCAACTGCCACCGCTGACCAGTTTGAAAGCCCTGAAGCCTATGCGGAAGCACTGGCCTACCAGAAGGCAGAAGAGCTGATCGCCAAGCGTGAAGCAGCCAAGCAGCACTCGCAAGTTCTTGAGAGCTACCACGATCTTGAGGAAGAAGCACGGAATAAGTACGACGACTTTGCACAAGTCGCCTACAACCCCAAACTTCCAGTCACGGACGTGATGGCTGAAACGATCCAGTCTTCGGAGATTGGGCCTGAGTTAGCGTACTACCTCGGCTCTAACCCTAAAGAAGCGGAACGTATCTCACGCATGACGCCATTGAGCCAGGCGAAAGAGATCGGGAAAATTGAGGCCAAATTGGTTTCAGCGCCCCCGGTCAAAAAGACAACATCTGCGCCAGCGCCGATTTCGCCAGTAACTGCACGATCCTCTGGATCGCCAGCTTTTGACACTACGGACCCTAGGTCTTCCAAGACCATGACGGACTCGCAGTGGATTGAAGCTGAACGTGCACGACAGCGGAAGAAGTGGGAAGCTCAGAACCGCTAACTCTCTTAAGATCAGGTATAATGATTACCTGAAATTAGGAGAATCGAAATGGGGAGTGACAATTTAGACCTAACAGCTGAACAGTTGAAGCGGCAACGCAACAACGAAGCAGGCGCTAGGTATAGAGAACGAAACCGGGAACGGTTCAATCAGCGTATGCGAGACTGGCGTGAAGCGAATCGGGATAAAGACCGTGAGCATAAACGTGAGTACCGCAACCGGAAGATTGCAAATGGAACACCGGAAGAAGTTGCCGCAATGCGTGCTGCTGAATCCGCAAAAACCAAGCGCAATCAAGACCGGTGCAAAGATGAAGTTTATGGCGCTTATGGCGGTTATAAATGCAATTGCTGCAACGAGACTGAACGGATGTTTTTGTCAATTGACCATGTGCATAATGATGGTGCTGAAGAAAGAAGATCGGGTAAATACAATGGTAGTGGGTCAGCCTTCTACGCTTGGCTTTGCAAGAACAACTTTCCAACCGGCTATCAGGTTTTGTGCATGAATTGTCAAGTTGGCAAACACAAGAACGGCGGCGTTTGTCCTCACCAAACCACTTTGACTTTATAAGGAATTTAATATGTCTAACTCGATTCTTACCATTGACATGATAACAAGGAAGGCTTTGGAAATCCTTGAGAACAACCTTGTTCTTACCCGTAACGTGAACCGTCAGTACGACGACAGCTTCGCTGTTGAAGGTGCCAAGATCGGTTCCACACTGCGTATCCGTTTGCCCGACCGCGCTCTGGTGACCGACGGTGCCGCCCTGCAAGTTCAGGACGACAACGAACAGTTCACCACTTTGTCTGTCGCCAACCAAAAGCACATCGGTGTCAACTTCACATCTGCTGAATTGACCATGCAATTGGACGACTTCGCAGAACGTGTGCTTAAGCCTCGTATCAGCCAGCTGGCCTCCAGCATCGACGCTGACGTTGCCAACGCATACAAAATCATCGGTAATAGCGTCGGCACCCCCGGCACTACTCCTTCGACTTCTTTGGTGCTGTTGCAAGCCCAGCAGAAGCTGAACGAGAACGCTGCTGTGATGTCCCCACGTTACGCCACTGTCAACCCTGCTGCTAACGCTGGCCTGGTTGAAGGCATGAAGGGTCTGTTCAATCCAACAGACACCATCAGCAAGCAGTTCCGCAACGGCATGATGGGCACCGGCGTGTTGGGTTTTGATGAGATCAACATGTCTCAGTCGATCAAGCAGCACACCACCGGTTCGCGTGACGCTTCTGCCTCCACCTTGGTTAAAACCCCAGGCGTGACCAGCGAAGGCGCTTCCACCATCCTGTTGGAACAAGGTTCTGTGACAACCACAATCAAAGCTGGCGACGTGTTCACCATCGCTGATTCGTATGCTGTCAACCCACAGACCCGTGAGTCCACCGGTTCGCTGTTCCAGTTCGTTGCTCTGGCTGACGCCACTGCCGTGTCTGGTACTTGGACTGTGACCGTTGCTGCCATGTACTCCGCTGCTCACGCACTGGCTACCATGACTGCCCTGCCTGTTACCGGCAAAACTGTGACCTTCTTGGGCGCAGCTTCCAGCCAGTACGCTCAGAACTTGGTTTACCACAAGGATGCCATCACGTTCGCCACTGCTGACCTGTTGCTGCCACAAGGCGTTGACATGGCTGCTCGTGCCGTTCACAACGGTATCAGCTTGCGCGTTGTTCGTCAGTACGACATCAACAACGACCGTCTGCCTTGCCGTATTGACGTTTTGTACGGCTTCAGCACGATTCGTCCACAGATGGCCTGCCGCATCTGGGGCTAAACCAAATGGGGCTTCGGCCCCGTTTCTTAACTTTTTTCAAAGGAAACTATCATGGCACTCCCTAATGGCGGCGGCGGTTACCAACTCGGTGACGGCAATCTGAACGAAATCGTACTGGGCTATGCTCCAGCTCCCGCAGTCTATACAGCTAACGCAACCGCCGCTTTGACGGTTGCCGATTTGGAAGGCGGCATCATTCTGTATACGCAAACCAATGCCAACAACCTCCAGCTTCCGCTGGTGGCTGGCGTGGGTGGTGTGGATGCAGAAATCAGCAGCGCCAAAGTTGGCAGCACTTTTGACTTTGTTGTCATGTCCACCAGCACTGGTGTGGGCACGCTGACTGTCAATACTGGCTGGACGTTGGTTGGCTCTGGCCTGACCACTGCATCCGGTTTCGGTGCTTTGTTCCGCGCTCGTAAGACTGGCGACGGCACTTACACCTGCTATCGCATTGGCTAAATCTGAACGGGGGCTTCGGCCCCTGTTTTTAAAGGAACATCATGCCTAATACCAAATCTATCGGCGTCGCGTACGAAGATCAACAATTGGATGGCGCAGTCATGGGCAAAGCTGGCGGCACCGCCAGTTTTTATGGCAATACGCCTATCGTCCAAGCTGCTGCTATCACTGCTGTCACCAATACCGCCAGCGGTACTGAGTTGGCAACTGCCATCAATGCAATTCGCGTTGCACTGAAAAACATCGGCATCACTGCCTAATGTACCGGGGGCTTCGGCCCCCGTTTTAATATGCACATCTATCTCAAGCACTCTATTCACGGCACCAAGGTTGCAATTTCCGACCTGGAAGCTGAAGCAGATGAAAAAAATGACTGGGTGCGCTACAATCCAGACACGCCTTCAGACTCTGAAGAAGCGGCTCCCGTAAACACACTCGGGCTAAAGCGCAAATACACCCGTAAGGCGGAAACCGAAGGAGTCTGACATGGCCGTTTACACTGCTGGCGATCAAATTAACCGTGCGCTCAGGCTGCTCGGCGTATTGGCCGAAGGTGAAACATCATCTGCGTCTGTCATGCAGGACAGCCTGATGGCGCTCAACCAAATGATCGACAGCTGGAATACAGAACGTCTGTCTGTCTTCTGCACCCAAGATCAAGTCTTTACATGGCCTGCGGGCGAATACATCCGCACGCTTGGCCCATCGGGTAACTTTGTCGGCCTGCGCCCCGTGTTGCTGGATGACGCCACGTATTACCGTGACCCCGGCACCAACGTGTCGTTCGGCATCAAGTTCATCAACCAGCAGCAGTATGATGGCATCGCGGTCAAGACCGTGACCTCCACGTACCCGCAGGTTATCTTTGTGAACATGGGCTTTCCTGACATCACGATGTCGATCTACCCACGCCCCACACGGGACTTGGAATGGCATTTCATCTCGGTGCAAGAACTGAGCAACCCAGCCAGCTTGGCAACGGATTTGTTCTTCCCGCCCGGTTACCTGCGTGCGTTCACGTACAACCTGGCGATGGAGATCGCCCCTGAGTTTGGCGTTGAGCCAAGCCCACAGGTGCAGCGCATCGCGATGACCAGCAAGCGCAACCTGAAACGCATCAACAACCCTGACGATGTGATGTCGCTGCCCTACGCCATTGTGGCGTCCCGCCAGCGCTTCAACATCTACGCCGGTAACTATTGATGAAAACGCCAATCCTCGGAAGCGCATACGTGGCCCGCAGCGTCAATGCTGCGGACGCCAAAATGATCAACTTGTTCCCCGAGATCATTCCCGAGGCGGGCAAAGAACCGGCGTTCCTGAATCGTGCACCAGGTCTGAAACTGCTGGCGACCATCGGCACCGGCCCCATCCGAGGCGTCTGGGCGTTCGCGTCCAATGACAGCACGGCGTTTGTTGTTTCTGGGACACAGTTGTACAAGATCAACGCCGCCTATGTAGCCACGCTAATCGGTACTGTGGCGGGCACTGGCCCAGTGTCGCTTGCTGACAACGGCACGCAGTTGTTTATCGCCGCCAACGGTCCCAGCTACATTTACAACAACACCACTACCGCATTCGGCCAAATCACTGACCCAGACTTTCCTGGCGCTGTGACTGTCTGCTATCTGGACGGCTACTTCGTATTCAACGAGCCAAACAGCCAGAAAATGTGGGTGACCTCACTGCTTGATGGCACCTCAATTGATCCGCTGGAGTTTGTCAGCACCGAAGGCTCCCCAGACGGTCTGATTGCCGTATCCTCCAATTTCCGCGAAATCTGGGCCTTTGGCACCAACTCGATCGAGGTCTGGTACGACACCGGTGCGACAGACTTCCCTTTGCAGCGCATCCAAGGCGCGTTCAACGAACTGGGCTGCGCCGCGCCGTACTCGGTAGCCAAAATGGACAACGGCCTGTTCTGGCTGGGTCGTGACCGTCGTGGTCAGGGCATTGTCTACCGGGCCAACGGGTACACCGGCCAACGCATCTCTACGCACGCCGTCGAGTGGCAAATCCAGCAGTACGCCGATATGTCGGATGCTGTTGCATACACTTACCAGCAAGACGGCCACAGCTTCTATGTGCTGATTTTCCCATCAGCCAACACAACCTGGGTGTACGACGTAGCGACGCAAGCCTGGCACGAACGTGCTGGCTGGGTCAACGGTGCGTTTACTCGGCACCGCAGCAACTGCCAGATGGCGTTTCAAGGCAAGACCGTTGTCGGTGACTTTGAGAATGGCAACATCTACGCTTTTGATCTGGACGACTTTAGCGACAACGGCAGCATCCAAAAGTGGCTGCGATCGTGGCGTGCGCTGCCCACCGGCCAGAACAACCTCAAACGTACAGCCCAGCATAGCCTTCAGCTCGATGTCGAGTCGGGCGTGGGCCTGAACTTGGGCCAAGGCAGCGACCCTGCGGTCATGCTGCGCTGGTCTGACGATGGCGGGCATACGTGGTCCAACGAACATTGGGCCACGATTGGCAAGATCGGCGAATACTATCGCCGGGTATTTTGGCGTCGGCTGGGCATGACGCTCAAGCTGCGCGACCGGGTGTACGAGCTGTCGGGCACTGACCCCGTGAAGATCAGCATCATGGGCGCTGAACTCATCTTGAGTCCGACGAATGCCTAGCCCTAACGCAACGCCAACGCCAATCACGCCGCCCAGGGTGCCGCTGATTGACCCGCGCACGAACTTGATTGATCGTGCGTGGTACATGTTCTTTTTGTCGTTGCTTGGCGCGGCGACTACGATTTACGAGACTGAAGACCTTGGACCAAGCGCTGAGTCATTGATCGCGTCTTATGACGCAGCCCTGCAAGCGCTGGCGCAGAACGTCGATACACAGCCTTTACCGGTTGACTTGAGCGCCGAGCTGATCAAGCAGATTCAAGCGGCTGATTTGGCAGACTGCTGCTCGGGGCTGCTGTCTCAGATCGCTGAGATGCAAAAGCAGATTGAAGGTTTGCAGGTTCAACCACAATTCGATGCTGCTGCGATCACTGCGGCAATTGCAGCCACATCGACTGCACCGGTCACCAAGACTGCCGATTTCACTTTGGCGTCAAACGAGACCTGGGTCATCAACAACAAGTCTGGCTCGACGTGCGTGGTCACGCTGCCCGCTGCCTCAGCATGGTCGGGGCGTGAGGTGACCTTTAAGAACATGCAGGCGCAGCTGCTGAACTCGGCGTCGTCCAACGTGGTGCCGATCGACAGCACAACGGCTGGAACGGCCATCCTCTTGAACGTAATCGGCAATTGGGCGACAATGGTGTCTGACGGCACAAATTGGGTCATTATGCAAGCCGCATCGAACAATAACTTACTTTTGGAGTAAACCCATGACAGTGACCGTCAAAGTCCTTATTCCGGCCAAGATTGCCGAAGCCACCCAAGTTACGCAGTACACCGCGACTGGCGTGACCACCATCATCGACAAGTTCACCGCGACCAACTACAGCGCCAGCGCTGCCACGATCTCGGTCAACTTGGTCACCGTGGCTGGCACAGCGGGCAACGCCAACTTGATCACCAAGACCAAGACGCTTCAGCCTGCCGAGGTCTACACGTTTCCTGAGATCGTGGGCCAAGTGCTGGGTGTCGGTGATTTCATCTCGACGATTGCCGGAACAGCTACATCTATCAACATTCGCGCTTCTGGCCGCGAGGTGACCTGATGAGAATCGTGTACGGTAAGGGTTTTGAAATAGCACCAAACGCACCAACAAAAGTGCGTTTTCGGGAAGCTATTCTTACTGTACAAGACGGTTTACAGCAATTGATTGATAGCGGAGCAGTTCAATCTACACTGGATGATTGCACGCTAAAGCACTATTTCACGCCAAAAGACGCAAAATACAACTGCTGCACTTATGCTCGTGAAATGATGATTCCAAAAGGAACGCTAATTATTGGGAAAATTCATCGTCATCAGCATTTGAATTTTATTTCCAAAGGTCGTGTTAAGGTGTTTACCGAGTTTGGTGAAAAGTATCTTGAAGCACCTTGCACGTTTGTATCTGAAGTTGGGCTAAAGCGTGCGGTTTACGCTGAGGAGGATACATTGTGGACAACAGTTCATTTGACAGAATTTGAAAAAGAATCCGAACTGGATAAAATTGAGCGCGAAGTAATCGCTCCTTCGTATGACGACATGGAATTGATTGCATCAACTGATAAATTAGCGCAATTACCAGCGCAAGGGGAAAAATTATGACATGGGGTTTAGTTGCAGTTGCTGGGGCTACACTTGTTACCGGCGCAATGGGTTCCAAAGCTGCGGGTAGGGCTGCGGATGTACAAGCTGGGGCAGCCGATCGTGCTGCTGAACTTCAACAACAACAGTTTGAACGACAAGTTGAATTACAGGCTCCTTGGCGTCAAGCAGGTGAGCGTGCGCTTACAAAACTGGAGGCTGCGTCTGATTACACGCCGTTTGGCACAGCGCAATTTCAAGCTGATCCGGGATATGCATTTCGCCTATCGGAAGGTCAAAAAGCTCTTGACCGGCAAGCAGCTGCCCGTGGCGGTTTGATCTCTGGCGGTGCGCTAAAAGCAGCTTCACGATACGGTCAAGAGATGGGTTCGCAAGAATACACCAACGCATTTAACCGCTACCAGACCGAGCGTCAAGCCAAACTGGGACCGTTGCAGTCTTTGGCCGGTGTTGGTCAAACAGCAGTTAACCAGCTAGGCGCAGCAGGGCAGGCGTACGCCACTGGCGCAGGCGAGGCGATTGGGGCAGCAGGTCAAGCCCGCGCATCTGGCTATGTCGGCGGCGCAAATGCGTTGACTTCAGCTGTTGGTGGTATTGGCAATTTGTACATGCAGAATAAATACATGAATCAGCGGTATCCAACATCAGGAGGCAGCATCGGGTACGGTGCTGGGTATGCTGGCGAAGGCCCGACTGGCTACGCACCATAAGGAATAAACATGGCACTCGTTAATCCAAACATCGCCCTCGGTGTGCAACCAGTTCAGTTTGAGTCGCCTATGAAGATGGCGATGGCTGCTAACCAGCTGCGCGAATCTCAACTGAAATCGCAAGAATATGAATCCGCGATGCAAGAGCGTAACGCCTTGCGCCAGCTTAATCCCAGCGATGTAGATTACGCAAATCAGTTGATGCGTGTGTCTCCCACGCAAGGTATTGCGTATCGAAAAAGTTTGGGTGAAGCGCAAAGCGCCGAAGCGACACGCACCAAAACATTGGTGGATGCTGCGGCTGCGCGTCAAAAAATGGCAGCACAGGCGTTGCGTGACATAAGTCAACGACCCTCTGACGCCAATATTACAGCGCACATGGAAGACGTTCAAGAATCGCCTCTTTACGACGTAAAAGAAAAAGCAGCTGTTACTAAACGAACACAGATGTTGTTGGAAATGCCGTTTGAAGAACGAAAATCCTTTTTGGCAAGCCAAGGCGCTACTCCTGGTGAACTCAAGCCTACTTTGACACCTCAGGCTCTTGGTGGCACCGCTCGAATTATGCAGACTGCTCCATTTGGCGGTGCTGCCACTATGGTGCCTGGTAGTGAGGGTGCGGTCACAATGACACCTGCCCAAATTGCGGCAAACAAAATCGCACAAGGTCAGCTTGGTGTGTCGCAGGGTCAACTGGGTGTGTCGCAGGGTCAGCTGGGTGTGGCGCAACAGCGTTTGGCACAAGAGGGTCAAGGCGTTACATACCAACAGGACGCCCAAGGCAATATTGTCGCGCTGCCATCGCGGTTGGCTGCTGGCGGTATGCCCGTGGCAAGGCCAGTCACTGGCGAAGGTGGTGCACCTGTTAAAGGCAAGCCAACCGCATTTGCGGAAAAAGCAACAGCGCAAAGACAACAACTGGGTAAAGACATCAACCAAGCCATTTTTGAGCTGAAAAATGTTGCCAAAGAAGGTGGTTTGATTGATCAATCCACAGGCAGCGGCGCAGGTAAATTAGTTGACATTGCCGCAGGTTTTGGTGGAAAAGCCATGCCAGGCGCAATTGCCGCAGGTCAGCTTGCACCTATTGCCGATTTGGTTCTCAAGATGGTGCCCCGCTTTGAAGGCCCACAGTCTGACAAAGACACACAGTCTTACAAGCAAGCCGCTGGTCAACTGGCTGATACGTCAATGCCGACAAAAATCCGCAAAGCTGCTGCGAATGAAATCATACGCTTGATGGAATCCCGTAAGAACCAATTTGCATCGTCCGATATGGCCGCAGAAGGTGTTACACCAACAGCACCTCGTATTGCACCGCCCGCAGGCTTCACCCCAGATCAACAGTAAGGACGCAAGATGCCTTTGCAAACTGCGACAAACCCCACCACGGGCGAACGTGTTGCTTTGGTCGGTGACCAATGGCAACCCATTTCACAATCGGCCACCAACAAGCAGGGCGTAAAGGCTTATCTTGTCGGTGACAAGTGGCTGACTGACGACGGTGCATCGCCTGCCGCCGCGCCTGCTGAAAGCGGTATACCAGCAGCCCGTGGCGGTCCATCTCCATACGCTGCCGCACCATCAAACCCGATACTCAAGGCGCTGTACTCACCTGTGGTGGGTGCATATCGTGGGTTGCAGGACATTACCGATGTGGGCATGATTGCAGCCACTGAGGCTTTGGGTATAAAAGGCGCTCGGGAAGAGTCAGCCCGTCAAAAAGCACAATTTGAACAGCAATACGGTGGTATAGCTGGTGCTGAAGTTGGCCGGGTTGGCGGTCAAATTGTTGGCACATTGCCTGTGGGCGGCGCAATTGCAGCTCCGGTCAAAGCTGCTGCCAAACTCGCGCCTTCGCTGGCACGCTTTCTGACACCACTGGCTACATCAATTGAGAGCGCTGGGTTTCAGACAGGTTTGAAGCCAGGAATCGCAGCGTTGCCTGCCCGTGTTGCGGGTGGTGCAATTACTGGCGGCGTATCCGCTGGTTTGGTCAATCCTGAAGATGCTGCGACAGGTGCAGCAATCGGTGCAGCAGTTCCTACTGTGGTTGCGCCTATCGTGACCGGTGGTGCAAAGTTTGTTCGCAGACTCGCAGACTTGAAGTCGGCAACATACCTGGATGCTGTTGAGGGCAAAGGTCAAGATATTGTCAATGCCTTGCGTGACAAGGGAGCCACAATTGTCCCTGGGTCTGCGCCAACTGCTGGTGAGGTTGCATCGACGGCAGGCAGTGCCAAATTTTCCGCATTCCAAAAGGAAATGTCTCAACTGCCCGGTGTTTCCAGCGAATATGCTGGTGCAGCAGCGCAGTCAAATCAAGCTCGACTGGCTCAAGAGGCACGGGTGCAGCAGCGTTTCCAAGATGCTGCCTCAAAAGTTCAAGCAAAAATTGACCGTGGTTTGGTCGATGTCAGCCCGTCGGAAGTGGGCAATACGCTCACCGCTGCCGCAAAAGCCGAGCAACAAGCTGTCAAAACCAATGTGGTTCAGCCCGCATATAAGGCTGCGTTTGATGCTGCTGGCGATGCCAAGATCGACATTTCCAATGTTGTGTCTGAAGCCGAGCGCATTCTGGACCGTAAGCTGTCATCGTTTGCCACAGAAACCGCACCTGACACGGTTCGCAAACTTCGCAGTTTTGCACCCGCTGTACCAGAAGCAGAAGTTGCAACCATTGGAAAAGCCGGGTTCAAAGCAGCCAAGCCGCCTGCGCCACCAGCAGTGCCGCCACAGGCCACGCTTCAGCAACTGGACGATGTGCGTAAGGCAATCAATGCTGACATTGCCGCTGCCTCGACCAGCAACGCACCTATGGCTGCGACAACGCTGAAAAATTTGCGCGAGTTGCACACTGCAATTGATGATGCCATCGGCAAAAGCACCACTTTGGCAGATGATGCCAAGGGCTTGTATGCAGATGCCGTGCTTAAATATCGCACAGAGTATGCCCCTCGGTTTAAAGAAGGCATCAACGCCAACTTGTTCAAGCGCACAAGCCTGGGCGAAGGCCGAATTCGCCCTGAAGATGTCATCAACCGTTACTTCACACCCAACGGTGAGTCTGAGGCGCGTCAATTCACTCAGTTGTTTGGCAATAACCCAGATGCCTTAAAAGTTGCTCGAGCTGGCATTGAAGATGTGTACCGTAAAAAAGTTGTGGAAGGTGGGATGTCGCATTCCAACTTCCTCAAAGACTATGGCCGCACAATTGACATCTACGACAACGCAGGTTTGAATTTGCGTCAGCGATTTGATGTGCTGAACAAGGATGCCGACAGGCTTGCAAAAATTGAAGCTATGGCAAAAGCCAGCGGCAACAAGTTGTCACCCCCTCTACCCCCAGGGTCAAATGCCTTGGCTGTAGAAAGACGAATTGGTGAACTGACTCAAGGTTTGGACAATCGTCAACTGACTGCGATCAATTCGGTTCGTGATGATTTGGCCCGCGAGGCTGAGTACCAGCGCTTGGCTGCTGCCGGTAGCAAGGGCGGTGTGGCGTTTGAAGGCGCAGCCAAAGCAGGTAAAGAAACTGGTTTGGCCCCTGCACCATCAATTCTCAGCATGCCGATTACAATCTACAACGCTGTGGTGAAAAAGCTACTTGGCATTGTTGATGACAAATTGGCAATGGAGTTGGCCCGCGAGATGTTGAATCCTGCGGTAACTGCTGAATCAATCCAAAAAGCACTGCGTCGGCAGAGTGAGCAAGCAGTGACAAATCAGTTGACACAACGGTTTGCCACTCGAGCTGCACCCGGTTTGGCACAAATGCCTGCTCAAGAAAATCAAAACGCGCTTGTCAAGTAAGCTAATATAGTTAAAATACGAGTAGTTTAAATCATGGACCCGACTAACATGGCGAACGAAATTGATCCTGTGAAATATGGCGTTCTGTGGGAGCGCGTACAGAACTACGAACGCCGATTTGACGACATGAGCGCCAAGATCGACAAGATGGAAAACTCTGTCGAGAAGCTGGTGGCCCTTGCCAACCAAGGCCGGGGAGGCTTTTGGGCCGGTATGGCCTTTGTGTCGTTCATCTCCAGCGGCGTGGGCTTCGCGCTCAGTTGGGTCAAGGGTCATTGATGTACAGTCTTGGCCCCCGGTCACTGATGCGCCTCAAGGGCGTCCACCCGGATCTGGTCAAGGTTGTCCAACAAGCCATCAAGCTGTCCACCGTGGATTTCACCGTGCTGGAAGGCTTGCGTGATGTGCTGCGCCAAAAGAAGCTGGTTGCTGCCGGTGCCAGTCAGACTCTGAACTCGCGCCACCTGACAGGCCACGCCGTCGATCTGGGTGCTTGGGTTGATGCCCAGGTTGACTGGTCTTGGCCCCTGTACGCACAGATCAATGCTGCAATGCAGCAAGCAGCTAAGATTCAGAACGTGCCCGTCATCTGGGGCGGAGGCTGGAGAACTTTCAAAGATGGCCCACACTTCGAGCTTGACCGAAAGGCATACCCATGATCCCCAAAGACAAACAGATGCATATCCTGATGGGCATCGGCGCTTGTGTTGTGCTGGCCGTTGTGCATCATGTGACGCTCGGTCTTGGCCTGCTGATCGGATGTGCTGCCCTTGGTATCTTCTACGAAATCCAGCAGTGGTATCGCAAAGAAGGCCAGCCTGACGCGCTGGACGCCCTTGCCACTGCCTCACCCGGCATCGTTGCGTACATCGTTCTGGAGGCTATCAAATGGACCCGCTAACCATCCTCGCAGCCCTTGGCCCACTGGCTGTTGATCTGGGCAAATCCCTGATCGGGCGCTTCATTCAG